GTCAGATCCCTACCAACACTGCGATAAGTGTTGAAACCGATGTTTTAGATCCTGTTATTCACAGTGATACATTTTGTCGTTTCCAACTTCAAAACAAAGGTATTCTTCACAGTCATTCTAAAATTGTTTTAAGAATGGCTGTGAGTGGAACGGAAGGTCATTTTCCTCTGAATGTCGGTGTCCATTCTTTGATCCAACGATGTGCTTTACGAGTTGGAACAAAAACAATTTCGGAAATTGATGATTTCAATCATTACATTGGTTATAAATCAATGTTTTTATCAAACGAACATCAAAAATATCGTGAACAATATGTAAGTGGACGTGTAATCGCACATAAACCTTATTACAATGATGGTATCGCGAAGGGTGCTGGGAGTTCTGATACTTCGGCACCAAAAGTTGGAATTGATATCGGTGTCAATCCTATTATTGGTCAAGCAGATGTTATGGAAACTGCTGGACGACTTGATTTAAGAAGTTTTGCGACTACAAATACGGCATATGGTCCTGAGTTCCAAGTTGCTCTTGCTGATTTATTTCCATTCCTTTACACCAATCAACTTCCATTATATATGATGAAAGAACCTGTTACAGTTGAATTAACCTTTGCTCCTGCATTACGAGATCGTCTTGTTTCTTCATCATCAGGAGGCTTAGGTTCTGAATTTCCTATTGCTACTGGTGCTACCCAACTGATTGCGGATTATCAATATTATCCTAATGAAATTATGGAACAATATGCTGAGGCAAATGCTGATTTATCAATGACTTTTATGGATTATAGAATGTCCAAAAGAACTGTTAATGTATCTGGAACTGCTGGCTCAGGTATTGCGACTGGTGAAAAAATAATCAATGTTGGTGGTGCTGGACGTATCGCAACAAAGGTCATAACTATGTTATCTCGTCAAGATCAAAAGGACAATGCTCTTTTGAATAACTACCACGCATTTGGATGTGGACGAGTCTATGGAACTTCTTCAAGTGCCGATACAAATGGAACATTAACATCCAATTTAAAATATAATGATCATTTGCTATATCCTGTAGATGTAACCAATCCTGCCGTTCAATTCCATAATGTGGTTCAAGCAGAGGGGATGGTTCCTTTTGTTACTCGTGAGGAATATTCTTTCCAAGGGAAAACAACGACTGGAGTAACGGTTGAAGGTATAGATCAAAATGCCGAGGTAAATGGAGCCGTTGATACTGCTTCTCAAGGATTAGTAAATCAATTCTTTTACCAAGCATACAAATTGAATCGCAATGAAAGAGTCAATCAAAGAGGAGTTGAACTAATTGTCAACTACAATCCTCTTACTAATTTAAGTGGTGGCACTTCTGATAATTATACCCTTAGATCTTATGTTGAACTTGTTAAGGTAGCAAGATTACAAAATGGTGTGTTGGAGTCATTTTTTGCGTGATCTTCGCAAAAATTTATTTTTTTTAATATTGTTTTTATAAATGAGAATATTTGTTGTTAATGCTTATGTTGATCGTATTCAAAAATACGATGAAAGATATGAATTATTTCCTGCTATTTGGTGGGAGAATGTAACTGAAGAAGAAACTGAAAAATATTATTTTAGACATAATGCTAAAATTGAATTACGTAAAAAAATAGTTGCTTGTTCCCAATCACATAAAAAATTATTGTTAAAAATTATTCAAGAAAATTTAGAAGATGTCATAATTATGGAAGATGACGCTATCTTGGATTTTTCAAGATTAGATGAATTAAAAGGTTTGAAAGAATTTACATATATTGGTGGAGAAATAACATCTAAATTAATGAAAAATATGAAACAATTCAGGGATGAGGAAAAGGCAGATGTTATTCAAGGTTTAGCAAAAGGATTAAATAAAATTGAATCTGATTATTTTAAGATCGGTCAAACTTGTGGATACTTTATTCCAAATGCTGATGTGGCACAACATATTCTTTCAAATATTCCAAATGGTGAAAAGGAAAGAGGAATAGATACTGAATATATTTATCTTCAAAGAAAAGGAATAATTAATGATTTTATATTTCCACCACTTGTTAAATTATATGTTCCTGATGCTAAGAAGGGATTTACATATTCAAATTATACATTAGCATCAGATCAACAATTTTATTAGAAATAAAGTTATAAATAAAATATGTAATAAATATATAATAACAATATGTCATACGTGGATACAACATTAGTAGAATGTAATCGTAAATCATCTCCTGCTTATTTAGGAGGTAATGAGTCAGAGCCTTATCAATGGATGAACAAGTGTGGAGACGGTATCAAATTAAATATTGGAGATAAAATTTCAATGCATTCATCTTACATTTCAGAAATTGGAAATGAATCATCTACGATAGAATTTCAGGGCAAATTATTTGATTATAATCATTCAGCATCCAATGTAACATATACGAAAACTGAAGACGGTACCGCCTTTGGAGATGTATTATATCAGTTTAATGCTTCTGATATTTCAATTCCTTTAAAAGATAATGAGATGTCATTAACTCATTCATATTATAAAACGACTAATGGAGATGGGTATTATTTTTCGTTACCTCGCGGGGGAACGTGGAATAATACGATTCAATATACTGAAGCACCTAATTTATGGATTCAACAAAATGATAAAACAAATGGATCATTATTACAAACAACAACAACGTATCATAAACCTGATTATAATACAATTAATTATTATGTTAACTCAAATCACGAGAGGATAGTAACAAGTACCAATGTATCAACAACTTCAAAAAGATTTGAAATAGTTAATGATGGTTCCAGATATACTTTATTTGTTCAGAAGAATATATATAATTATGTTGATGCTGATTTAGGATTAGATGAAAGACGTGATCCAGCACTTTACGATTATATTTGGTATAAGAAAACACATACATATGAGCTACCTGTTGGATTTAATTCACCAACGAATATTGGATCAATATTAACAAAAGGATTAAGTGAAGTTACTGAAATTGAAAATCAAACTTTAAGTTTTGAAAATTCTTCATTAACAAAGGCTCCTGATAAACAGAAACGTATATCTTTCAAAGCAAAAACGAAAACAAATGAAACTTTTCCTTGTTCCACAGGATGGGGAACGGGTGCTTTGGTGAGTTCTAATTTTCATAGTTATAATAATGATGTTGTTGTAATTAATTCTATTGACGGTGATCCTCCTGCGGAAAACGGTTTACTCATAGACAAGGCAAGTTTTGATAAAGCAGAAGTAGGAATGAGATTCCTTGGTGGTCGCACTGGTGTTGCTGATTCTTTTACGGGAGCCATTATCGTAGCAAAAAGAGAATTTCCTGATATTGGTCTTGGTTTGGTTGAATATTTTATTTATTTTGATAGACCAATCGTTCAGACAAACAATGGAAGTGATCTGCCTTATAATTTTGATAGAACAGAATTATATTACCAATATCAATCATCTTATTCAACGATAGGTGTTAAGAGACCCGAGATGTTTCAGGAAGGAAGATTAATTAATAATGATCCAGATTCAATAGATGGTAGTGCGAAGATGATTAATGGATCAGGGACAACAGGCGATGGAAAATATTTTTATCCAATATCAAGTGCTTCAAATGTTGTTCCAAATGTTTTAACAACTTCGTGGTTGTGGACTGATGAAAATTTAACATTATTAAAAAATTATTTTAAAACTCAAAAATTATATCCTGAGATATTTGGATATGCTGATATGTCAACAGTTCAACAAGAACATATATCTGCATCATTAACTGAAAAACAGAAATTAGATAATATTAATGTAAGTAAAACTAGATTTCTTCATATGAATGATGAAAATTTATATGAAGTAGTTGGGCTCCGGTCAAGTGGTGGATCGGTTGATACTACTACTATGACTATAACTGGAACATTTACAAGTGATAATTTAAAAGTGGGAATGTTTCTCTATACTGGTTTTGGTCTTCCAAAAGGAACAATTATAATAAAGATCACAAGTCAAACTTCTAGTAGTGCTGTTTTAACATTGAGTAATAGTTTTACATCAAACGGATCTGGACCATATTATTTTACTCAGAGGAAAGTAGGTGATGATTATTATAATAATGCGAGTGGTGAGACGATTATTGCGTCAACTGTTACATTAGATGCTCCTGCATTATTTTTTGATTTTAATCCTGAAAGAGAAGATGAAAATACTGGATTTGGAACAAGATATGATGATTTAAGATATGGATTTGCTACTCAGGTGACCAAAGGAACTTCTAAGTATATCGGTGTTCGGTTTGATACAAATGTTGGAGGAATGTCAAGTAAATGGTTTAATGCGTCAGGTGTGTTAGATCTTGAAACATCAACAAGATGTATTGGATTTGATAGTCATTTTAGTTCTTATGGAAATGCTTTTCTTAATTTACATAATGGGATGGCGGGAATTTATGGTTCTGAATATAATGGATCTGCTACTGCTGTTGGTAGTTTAGAACCAACAAATTCGTATTTTTCAACTGTTTTACCAAGGGATGAACGTGAAGGATATGGAAATGCTAGTAATTCCAAATTATCAATACCACCACTTTCATTTAGGTTAACAAAAGCTATGAATGAAGTCTATATTGGGGCAAATAATCCGATTATGGAGTTTGATGGACAAACTTCTCGGTTTCAATTTAGATTATTACATACTGAGGAAACAATTCAACAACCAACTGGAATCGCGGTACAAAGTACGGCTGTCGGAGTCCCTGTTTATAAATTAAATAAAGTTATGAATCAGAATAATTATTCACCAAGTTTTCTTCCATATTCTTACAATTTTGTTGGAAATGAAATTTTATTGGATCCTAATATCGCACCATATTCAATTATGGACGCACATAGTGGAATATTTATTGAGGATTTTTGTGTGAATGAATTAAATTGGAAGGATAGTGTATGGGAACTTCTTGGATTTACATATGAACAACTTCATCGTGATGGTGCTACACGATTGGATAGAATAACAGCAACTGGATTAAATTCCGATGTCGCAACAACCAATGCTTTGTTAGAAAGTTCTCAATTAGCTGAATTTAGAAAAGATAAAAATAAATTAACAATTTTTGATCCTGTTGGAAATAATTATCCACTTTTTAAGGTTACTCAACCTAAGTGGTATGCTGAGAATGCAGATAAGAATAAATATATAAATATAGACTCTAGTGCTATTGGTGGATTAAATATATTTACAGAAATTTCTCAAAATTGTTCTTCAACAAGTATACGAGCCGTTAATTTACCTCGTAAGATGTTAAATCCAATTTATACGGTCCGAAGTGATTTATTATCAGATGGATATGTTGGTGGTCGCGAGGGAAATTCCACTTTACCAATTATCGCGGTTTGTCCCAAGAACAGTGGTTATGGTGATTTTTACACTGGTGAGGGTGGTGAGGAATTTATTAATACAATACCAAGAACAATTCAAAATATAACAACAACAATAACAAACCCAGATGGAAGTCCTGCAAGAGTAGATGACAGTTGTTGTGTTATTTATCGTATTCAAAGGGTTAGACAGGATAATTCACAATTAGCACAACAAATTTTACAACAACAACAACAACAAAAGAAATAATATGTAAAATAAATATCATTTGTGTATCAAATAACAAGATTGTGTCATTCAACTAAAGGGAAATGTAAAACAATAAAAGACAAAATATAATCCAACTAAAGGGATGTGTACCAAAGTAAAGAGAATTACACAGAAAACATAAGTTATATAAATTTACAGAATTCTTGAATATAAATTGAAAATAAATGATAACAAATGATAACAATGATATTATATTATATTATATAGAGAGAATCAAATGAAACAATAAAATAAATTTATTTTTGTTTAAAGTAAATTCCCTTTTATTAAAGGTGATATTAATTATTTTCCCTTTTAATTTATTACATATTCCCTTTTGTTGGATTACATATCCCCTTTGTTTAATAACACAGGATTCAAATTTCCCTTTTATTTCTTTTAAAAATATTACATAATATAAATAATGATAACAAATAAGAATAAATTCAATAAAAAATATAAGCAAGCTCTTGATCAACCAAATTCAAAAAAAGATATGGTAAGGTTAACTGGAATTCCCAAGAGATTATTAGATCAAGTATATTATCGTGGGATTGGTGCTTATAAAACAAATAGATCGTCAGTTAGACCTTCTGTTAAATCAAAGGAACAATGGGCAACTGCTCGTTTGTATAGTTTCTTAACTAAACAAAAGGGAACGTGGGGTGGTGCTGACTCTGACATTGCAGATAAGGTTAAAAAATTAAAATTAAAAGGTTATATGCGATGATGTGTTGTGTTTATTTAGAAATAAAAAAATATATTTATTTTATAAAATGTATCAAAGTAAATCCCCAGAACCAACTGAAGCTCCAAGTTCTCCTGTTTCCCCAAAGGTCCAAACACCAAAGAAGAAGCGCGAGGGTGTCAAGATGTCTGATAAACAAAAGGCAGATCTTTCAAAACATATGGAAAAATTAAAGAAAGGTGGAATGACATTAACTGAATTAAGATCCCATCGTATGAAGATGATGGGTCGCATGCGAAAGGGTATGACATTAAAGAAAGCTCATTCCGATATAATTGGAAAATAAGAGTTCTTGTTTTTTTTTTGAATAAAATAAATTAAAAAATAATTAGAATGTAAAAAAATATTTACAATAAATTTAAATTAAATAATGTTATAAAAAAATTAAAAAAATATTAAGAGATCTTGTGGTGTAATGGTTAACACTTAGGACTTTGAATCCTACGATCCGAGTTCAATTCTCGGCAAGATCATCTTTACAATTTTCACACCAATAACAACCATCATCATCACATTCTAAATCAATATGTTCATCACCATAACGACCACAAGTATCACAATATTTAACTTCACGAGATTCAATATATTCTTGCATTTTTTCAATACGATTATCATTTTTGTTGAGATCATTTGCCTTCTTAATAAGTTTATGGGTATGACCCCAACCACACATACTATCCGCCTCATCACCTTCTCCACATAGAGCATCTGCTACTTGTTGAAGAACATCTTCGGCTTCTGTCTTCAACATTTCATTTTCTTCTTTTAGTTCTTCAATTGCTTCAAGGATTCTTGTATGGTCTTGATGATTTTTCTTCCAAGGGGAGAGTGCTTTTACTAAATCATCCATTCTTTTCCAGTTCATCTCTTTAAAATTTTGAAGTCTGTCTGTGAGTTTCTTGTTTTCTTCTTTTAATTGTTTCCTTTCATCTTTCAATTCGGTACACTGTTCGGTATAGAAGTTCAGTGAAGCAAGATTATCCTCGTTTTCTTCCGTAAGATTTTTGATTTCATTCTGATGTTTTTCTTCAATGTTTTGAAGTAACGTAATCGCACGATTACGTTGAACCCACATTTTATCTATTTTTTCTTGAAGTTGGATTACTTCCAAGGACTTCGTTTGGCTTGGTGCGAATGTTGTTTCATAAGAACACATCATTTGTTTTTTTTGGTGATTTTTTCCATAACAAAAAATCAAATTTGGTTGAAGGATATCCTTTGATTATTTTCTATATTATATATAAATGGATTCCGACGAAGATGATCGTATTATTCAATTGAAAGAATATAATAAAGAATTAAATGATAAGTTTATTGAAATCAATAAAAAATATTCTGAAGTTATGGATCAATTAAAGATACTACATCAATTATTGGAATTACGAGATCTTGAATTAAAATTAATTAGGAATTGTTAAACATCTACAACATCATCTATATAATCGTGATATTGTTCCATTTCTGGAACATAATATCTAATATTTGGAGGTGGTGTTGTGTATATACCAAATATCAAGACCTCATCTGGAATATTTACGAGGTCACTACATTCTACATAATCTGGATCTCTGAAACCCATTGCTTCGCAATTTTGAATACATTTTTTAATTTCAAGAGGAGTTTGACTTGTATAGTTGGTTAGGTCAGTTTCATCAGACCATCTTCTATCAAACCAACCATAACCATTAATACAAGACGACTCAACCTCCATACGCACACCAGTCCAAACAAGTTTTAGATGGTCCATTGTGTTATTAAACGATCTCTTGTTTTTTTCAACCTGCATAATTTTAGATCTTTGGTTTAGTATTGTTGACAAGACATCTTGTGGCAAGTATGTGGGTTTGTGTGTGCGGTGGTAGTTGTTAGCAAATGTGTTGAAGTTTGTGGTAATAGCCATTATGATATCTTGTGTTTTTTTGGGGTTTATGATATCTTGTGTTTTTTTGGATGGTTTTTTCCATAGAAAAAAATCAAATTTGGTTGAAGGATGTTTTAACTTTTCGTAATAAACCTATGAGGTCGTTCAATAACCTATGAGGTCGTTGAATTAAAATTAATTAGGAATTGTTAAACATCATCAAATTGAAATCTATGGTTTTCACTTCTTATTCTATCAATATTTTTATGAAACTCATCATCCTGCAATAATTCCTTCTTGTATTTATCAAGATTCAACCCTCCATCGCAATCACAATGCTCCCTTGTCTCTTCAATAGTTTCCAAAAGTAGAATCAACCTGTAATGTGCTCCAGCTGGTATTCCTTGGCGTGCCAGTCCACGTGGGACTT